AGTACTTAACGAGCTTCAAAGATATAGTGTATCAGGTAGTATTGATAGTGGTATATTGGTTTCATTATCAGATGATAATTTTAAAGCACTGGTACAATATATTAAGGATAAAAACTTTACTGAGATGCGTAAGTGGGTTGGACTAAATAGCGACAATGATTCAACGTCTATCTTTCGCTTAATCTACGACAACAGTTCTACCTACTTGAAGCCAAATAGTATACCACAGCTAGTACTAATACTAGCTGACTATCAACATAAAGCTGCATTTGTAGCTGATCAAGAGATAAACTTAGTAGCGTGTTTGACTGAAATGATGGCAGAACTAGAATGGAAATAAAAGATATGATCTGCAACGTATGTAACGGTGAAATCTTAAATGATAAGTTAGCTGTTTGTTTGAAAGGTGCAGATTATGAATATGCAGTTTGTGGTGAATGTTTAGTAGTTATGGGAAGAGAAGGTTATGTTCGAGGAATTGAGGAAAGCTCTGTGGGAGAGCGTGGAGAGTTGGCAGAACTCAGATCGACAGAAGAAATGGGCCGGTGATACTGGTCTAACTAGAAAAAATGAATACAATGGAAACACTGCTCAAGCTATAGATCTTCATCCTATCATAGATGAACCTCATGATGAGAATTGGACTTTCAATTACGGAAGTCAGTTTCCACAAAATATTATACAAAATAATTTTCAATGGAGGAATAAGACCATCAGTTGGTTACCTCCAGACTCAGAGTCAAGATTTGCAAAGAACTTAGCAGATCCAATAATGGGTCCTAAGATTGAGCATTGGAAAGACAAGGAGATAAAATATAGTTTCAACAACAATGGATTCAGAAAGCAAGACAATGGACAGATGGAGGATTTCTTTTCAGACCAGGGTGGTATTATGTATCTTGGTTGTTCTATCACTTTCGGTGTTGGCGTTAATTTAGAACAGACGTGGTCGTGGCATCTACACAATAGAAAATGGCCAGAGAAAAGGTATTTGAACTTTGGATGTCCAGGCCAAGGCCTTGAGACATACTACAGAATACTAAAAGGATATATTGGTGCAGTTAAACCAGAAATGGTTATAGTAACATATCCTTGGGCTAGTTCAAGAGCTGAGATGTTTGATCCTAAGTTAGGTGACTGGGTCAATTTATTCATGAGTGTTCAAAAAGGACATCTTATGATTAATATGAGAAACCAACAAACAGATATGTCAAAAGATGATATGGATTGGTTTACAAGAATGTCTTTGTTTTCTAAGGAACCATCTGTGTTAAGATATACCAAACATAAAGAAGCTATAAGTTGGTTATGTCATACTAATGGAGCTAAGTTGATATGGATGACTCATAACAATATGGCTTCTGCTATGACAGCTACCAGAAAAAAAATAAATACTGCACACTTTACTGACTTTGCTAGAGATGGTATGCATCAAGGACCTCATAGTCATGAAGCTCTCTCGTATGAAATAGAAGATAAGGTTGATGAATGTTTGTCGAATGTAAAATAGATAGTATAAAGAATGCATCAGTTGATGAGTTGTTGCACATTGGTAAACTTCTTGTTGAAAACCAAGTTGTTGTTGTAAAGGGTCATCCAAACTTAGATGCAACAGATTTACAGAGAATGTGTCATACTATTGGTGATCTTGAAGGTTACACAGCAAAGTTGGATTTGTATGAAGATCCTAACTCTGAAGATGCCAGAAAAGACTGGGCTGATAGAATTGAATCACCTACAAGAAGACAAAGATATCTTGATTATAGTGCTGCACCAGGAGTAATGAGAGTTACAGGTAAACTTATAGAAGGTAGACAGACAGGGTTCTTTGGGCATGATAGAGAGTTAGATTGGCATTGTAACAAGGCATCTAATCATCAAAGACATTCTTTTGTTACTTTGTATAGTGTCTATGGATCTAAAGGTAGTAAAACAAGTTGGCTCAATATGGCTGATGCATATGATGATCTACCTGAAGAGAAGAAAGAATATTATAAAGAGTTGTATTGTATATGTGGCCACAAGAGAGGTAATTATTCAGATGATCCTAGCTTTCTTGACCACATCAATCGTGATGTTGTTTGGCCATTAGTGCAAGAGAAATATGGAAGAACTGGGTTGTTCTTTCCTTTCCATCAAGTATTTGAGTTTAAGTATCGTGATAAATTCATTACAGGAGTTGACTTTAATGAAGAACACGAGTATCTTACTAAGCACATACTTAAAGATGAGTATATGTATCATCATTATTGGGATGATGGTGACATCGTGTTGTCAGACCAGGATATCACATTGCACAAGAGATGGTTTTATGATAGAATGCAAGATAGACTCATGTGGAGGCTAGCGCACGGAGTAGATAATGTCTAATCCATTTGATTATGTAAATGATATAAATCACAAGAAAAAGAACATTATGCGTGGAACAGATAATGATGAGTTAGCTGAAGCTGGATACATACCATACTTTGCTAATAAAGCATTATCTTACTTTCCAGATACATTATTTGCAGCTAATCAAATGAATATGTTTGCAGATGTAGATAATCTTCTCCAATATGAGTTTCTTCTAAATACTGTTAGACCTAAGAAGCGATTTGCTAAGTGGGTAAAAAATGAGGATAGTGAAGACTTGGAGATTATAAAGTTGTACTATGGATATAGTAATAAAAAGGCTGAGCAGGCACTCAAAGTCCTGTCCTCTGAACAAATTAATTCAATCAAAAACAAAGTTTTAAGAGGAACAAAAGATGAGCGTAGGATCTGTTGATTCTATGGTCGAGGTGACGCTCACCCAGGATGAAGATTTTTTAAAGGTTAAAGAGACACTAACTAGAATTGGTGTAGCATCTCGAAAGAATAGAGCACTTTATCAAAGCTGCCACATTCTCCATAAACAACAAAAGTATTACATAGTACATTTTAAAGAATTGTTTGCATTAGACGGTAAACCAACTAACTTTTCTGAAGAGGATATAGCAAGGCGAAACACCATTGCAAATCTTTTGAGTGAGTGGGGCCTTGTTCAACTACAAAATCCAGAACAAACTTCAAATCCCGTTGCACCTTTGAATCAAACAAAAATAATTCCATTCAAAGATAAAGACCAATGGGAATTGATACCTAAATATAATATAGGCAAAAAGCGTTGACTTTGTAGCGCAAAAGGCTTATATTAATATTACAGTGCCAATAGTGGGCTGTAAACAATTGCTTGCTGGAAAGGAGCATACAATGGTAACACACTTATTCCCTCTAAATTTTAATGATCCGTTTTTCAAAACTAGTGTTGGGTTTGATAGACTATTCGACCAATTGCAATCGGTGCATAGACTAGAACCACATAATCAGTCATATCCTCCTTACAATATTATCAAGACAGGAGATGACACCTTCACTATAGAATTGGCTGTTGCCGGATTTACAAGAGAGGAGTTAGATGTTGAAGTCAAAGAAAATGTTATCACAATCCGTGGTGAGAAAAAAGAAAGTGCGGAAGAAGAATCCTTTGTACATAAAGGGATCGGGACTCGCAAGTTTCAAAGAGCATTCACGTTGGCAGACTATGTTGAAGTCGTTGAAGGTGATATCATAAATGGAATTCTGGTTCTAAAATTAGAAAGAAAAATACCAGAAGCCATGAAACCTAGAAAGATTGAATTAGGAAATCTGACTTCAAACGAAGAAAAAGAGCTTCTTGTAGAAGCGTAACTTATATATAGGGGCAGAGGTATTCTGCCCCTTCAAAAGGAATAACATGGTTGATGTAGTAAAACTTAGAGTAGAATTGGAAGAAGATGAGGGAAGAGTAGATGCAATCTACTTAGATCATCTTGGTAAACCAACGTTTGGAATAGGACATCTGGTTAACAAAAAAGATCCAGAGCATATGTACAAAGTTGGAACTGCAGTTACTCCAGAAAGAGTTTTTGAAGCATTTGAAGACGATATAAAAATTGTTATAAAAGAAATAGAAGGTATATTTCCAGGTTATTATGAAAAGCCTGATGAAGTACAATTGATTCTAGCAAATATGTTATTTAACTTGGGCGGACCAAGACTTAAAAAATTTAAGAAACTCAGAGAGGCAGTTGCTGCTGAAAACTGGCAAGAAGCTGCTGCTCAAATGTTAGACTCAAAGTGGGCTGAACAAGTTCCAAATAGAGCCAATAGACTTATAGAGAGAATGAAAGCGGTTGGGTAGAAAATATATGATAAGTCCAGTTGATAATGTTTACAGTGTAATTGATGAAAGAGCTACATTACCAAAGAAGCCTTTGGACCAAATAAAATACAAGTCGACTCCATTTTTCGGTAAAC